CGGGGGCCCAAAACCTTTTTTACAAAAAGTCCTCGAATTTTATGACTCCTGCGGGGTCAACATAGAACCGGCCGCAAAGGGGGATCTGGTGTCCCGGGACGCAGCGGAAGTGATGCTGCACCCGGGGGTGAGGGTGGAGTTTGTGTCGCGATACTGGGTGCGGGCAAGAGATGGATTTCTCTTTAGCTTTCCAAAATTGCCAAAATTCATTGCGTCCCTAGCTGTGACATTCTCGACCGGGGACGTCCCGGAGGTGGCGGCCAGCGGCATGGCCGCCGCTATGTTAAACACGACGCATTCGTCGCTGCTATACAAGTTGTCGCGGGCACTGCATTCTTATTGGCGTGCAAAAGGCGCGTCAGGCGATATTCGAGGGAATAACTACGTGGAGCGCGTAGCAATGCTCACGGCCCAGGTGGAGGGGGCGCCAAGTGTCATGGAGTACATAGAGCGAGAGTATAGGGCTGCACAGCCTTATCACCATGAGGGACACGAATTCTTAGCGCGGGAGTACCCCAACCTCTCCATCGAGGAGCAGCAGTGTTTGGAAGACACACTGGTAGCGGCGCATGAGGGAGCAGCAGCCTCACCCGAGTGGGCATGGTCCGCCATCGGGACCGTGGTGGCTCGCCTCACCGAGGTGGCTAGGCACCTCGAGGGATGATGTAGCCATTCCCAAGGCTCACATCCCAGAATTAAGCACGGAGCGCCCCAGCGCTGGCGGGGGGACCTGGCGTGGCCTGAGTGCGCCAGGGGCGGACCCCAAATGTAGAGGTATGTGCACAAGCATCGCGTGCACGCTGGCCATTATCACCGGGCCTCATCCTTATAGCTTCTGACGAGCTGAATACCCTAGAGCAGGGCGATCAGCGAAAGCCCACGTTCTCGTATCCGCTACCCGCTCCGAGAACGCGCCTACCCCGCTAACATTTTGGGCAAGGTGTTAGCTAGCGATGAACACCCGCCCTCCGGGGCATAGGGGTGCCCTGTACTACCACTGGGTGTTGGTGTGCAGGGTACGGGGGGGAATCTGGCTACGGCAACCGGGGCTACATGTCCTTGGCCCCGGACGGTGTTTAGGCTTGGGCACCGACTGGTTTCACACTTGCCGGCACATTTTGTACGGCAGAGGGGGCGGGCTCCTTGTACACAGTCTTCGTCGATCTGGAGGCTGGCCTTTCTTGGGTTACTTAAGATCCGCTTTCCGTGCGAGCGATATCGGAGCAATCTCCGTTTTTGCAATTCTCCAGCAATTTTCCGTTCTCCGGCCATGGGGAAGTTAGCGCCTGTCCGCACTCCGGGCAGCAATTGGCCGTCGAGCTGCACCGCTCCCGTTTACTTGCAACGGTTCGAGCATCGCGTCAAAATTACCGTGGCTCCGGGCCAAATTCTCATGGTGGATGCATACCCCTACAACGACGTGTGCGGCGTCTTTTATCTGGCACCGGGATCAGCCAACAACTACACTGCATGGACTCCCGCGGCCAACAACGCTGACATTTCGTTGGGGTCGAGCACCTTCGGCAACTACGCGTATCATTACTTCAAGCATTATGACAGTTTGCTTGGTTCCATCACGAACGCTTCGGCCACGCCGAACAGCACGCGCATTGCACCGAAAATGCGCTACACATCGTTCTGTGTCGAGCTTGGCAACCTGAGTGCCCTTAATTCGGTCAACGGCGCCGTTCGTTGTTGCAGAATGAGTTCCCCGTCGCTCACGCCCCTCGTGGCGGGGGCAGCAGGGACTCTTACCCAGCCCTGGTCCGACGCCCTGAGCTTCTTTTATGAGAACCCCGACACACAACACATCGTCGGAGCGGAGGCCACCCAGGCCCTTTGTGCGCATGCGTTGCCCACACAACTGATGACTGGGCAGTTTTACACTCCGTCAGGTGAGGGTGTGGACCAATTGGGCGCCGTCGCCACCACGGCTTGGGCTGCAACTGTGTACGACTCCTCGACCAGTTCTGCGGGAGGCACCGACCAGGTCATGCTGTGGAGTTTGTTGCGTTTTGTTGTCGACAGCGTGAGTCAGACGACGACGCTGGAGATGGTGTTCAAAGGGACTGTCGAGTTCCT